AAATAGTGTAACCCACTATTTCATGCTACAATTTTGAACCCAAACGAGGTGTTAGGACCCGTTGGACTCACGTTCACTATTGTGTCAATTGAAGTCGAATTTTACGTACTTGGAAGAGGCATGGTTAGTTGAGCCTGACTCCTGCCCCCCTACTTCTCACTGCGATTTGATGAACGATTCAATTGTCTGATACAGGCATTCTAAAAATTTTTGACCGTATTATTTTCTTATAGGAGAATGTAACTCCTGAATAAATAAATCTAGTAATTTTCGAATTACCCACCCACCCCCCTTTAAAACAACTATGCTTTAAGCATTATCATATAGCTTTTACGATTAAGCTATCCTAATAAATAAATCGGACCCTTCATACCAGGCGCAGAGCGCTTTTGAGGTATGTTGGGGTAGCCCCTTTGTGGGCATTCGGTTGCACAGCCACTGCAACCGTCTTATTTATATAATGGCACCCAAATAAAATTAAACAATACAAGAAAGTTGTGGATAGAGCTAAGGGCTCATTCACAACATAAAATAAAATAAAAATTATAAAACTTGTACATAACTTAAAATTATAAATAATAGGAATTATTGTTCTAAAAGACTTGTAAGAGCGTCGAAAGATGCAACACTGTAAAGGTGTAGATTGTGTGACTTTCACAAATCATGAAGACCCACCCCGGTCGTGCTTACATTATTAATACGAACTTTAAGATAGGGGTACATATACCACCCGTATGAGCTGGAGGTCTCAGACAGAAAAACCCTATCCTTAGGCGGGAGAAATAACATCCTTTTTACAGCCCATATGAAAATCTATACAATGAACACGATGTCGCGAGACGAGAAAGTGCCAGCTTTCGGTGTTTTATCAGTTGATTCTGAATTCACCAATGACATTGTACGAGAGAGACGTCGTTGCCGACAACTTGAACGCAAGCGTTCATACGTTCGAGCAAATGTACGCCATATGCAAAGAGCGGATAAGGACAACCGCTCTTATTGGGAAGCTGAACAAGTAGTAACTGGCTCCGAAAGACGTCGACGCAAGGCTCAGGATCGTAAAGCGATGAGAGACGAAGCACGAATGTTTACGGAAGATGAAGTCCAGACTTCTACGTTTGCAGGTTTTAATCCCTTCGTAGTTCAGAATATGTTACTTGATTTCACACTCGGTCATCAGTTTAAACCGTTGATTGGGCATTATGTTAAAATGGATATGAATCAGTCATTTTTGGCCAAGTTGGTCGAAGATTTCGTTCTTTTCAATTACATGATGTACCGGGCACGGAACGCCGCCGACCGAGCTGTTGCGATGATGGTGTTTGCGAAAGCACGCGATATCCCCATTAGTGAACGAAACCTTGCTGCATTTGTATGTGGTGAGGTTTTCCGTCATTTCTTTTCTCAAAAAGATGAGAAGCAGATGGAAGTTCAATCTTGGGAGTTTGCCGATGTTCGCAGTTTCATCAACAAGTATGACGTGATCAAAGCATCCCCGCTGTATGAGAAACTTTACAAATTTGGAATGTATGCTCTTTCCCTTTCTATGTTCAAGTCCGCAGGACTTGATATGGATTGGTTGAAATTTGACAAAATTGCACAGGCTGCAGTCAAAAAAGAGTATCATATGGGACCAGATTTCTTACATTGCATGTTGGACACGATCGAGTTCTTATGTTCTCGTGGATACCAATGTTACAAGACAGGTGAGTTATCCCCACTATTTCATTCGGAGAAGCAATACCAGGAGTGGTACGATCAAGCTGAAAAGCTACTCAAGAACGGGAATTTCCTTTCAAATCCCGCTCCTCTCGGAATAGATCGTTTTGCATTTCTAGCAGACCTTAAGGACTGTATTGAGAAAGGACGAAGCATCAAAAAGTTTATGGCAAAACCGGCTGAAAAGGCGGTAGTAGCGAAACTGCTTTGCTCATTAGAATTACTCCATGATTTAGAGGTCACTAAACGCGCGGCCCAGAAAGATCGGCCATCCCCATTATGCTTATTGTTATATGGTGGTTCCAGTATCGGTAAGTCCACGCTGACCCAAATCCTTTTCCAACATTATGGTAAAGTTCAAAAGTTGAACACTGCGCCAGAATTCAAATATACTCGTAACCCTACGGAAGAATTCTGGTCGAATTTTAATTCGACCCAATGGTGCATCCAAATGGACGATATAGGCTTCTTATCGCCCAAATTAGGGACGCTTGACCCCTCTCTAGCTGAATTGTTATGCGTAGCAAACAATGTACCCTTTGTTCCTGCACAAGCAGAACTTCAGGACAAAGGACGTACTCCGGTGCGGGCTGAGTTGGTAATAGGTACGACGAATACAAAAAATTTAAATTTAGTTTCGTACTTTTCATGCCCCTTAGCTGTTCAACGACGTTTTCCTTACGTCATTGAAGCCATTCCAAAACCCGAATTTAACAAGGCTGGAATGTTGGATACATCCAAATTGCCACCCGTTGAAGATCAAACCTACCCTGATTACTGGCACTTCGTGATCACGCGCGTTGTACCAGGACCGCGAGAATCGGGGAAAGATGATCAACGAGGGTTATTGGATAAAGTGGGTACGTTCACCACCATGAAAGATTTTCTTAAATGGTATACTCAGGTGATACATGCCCATTCCCTTGATCAAGATGCAGCACTTTCTAGTATGGACAAAGTAGCATCATCAACACTTTGTGTTCGATGTGAGCTCCCATCAGAATTTTGTGACTGTACTCAAAGTTGGACCACTTTAATGAGAAAGGCTGAAGACTCTGCGAACGATGTTAAGGATCGGTTTGAGAGTATGAGAGCCTCTTATATAAGTGAGTGCTGTGCGTTGGTGGCTTCCGAGAGAGAAGTTTTATCACACCACGTGACGTCAGAATTACCGCTGTACGAGAGATGTATTCTAGCATGGTATGCAATTTGGATATATCTAGGCACCTATTTTTGGATTGATTTTTTCTTTTCATTAGTATGGGGCCCGTACTGGCGTGTCAATATGGCTTGGCAGTCCAAACACAAGGGCACACTAACCCGCATGGTGTTACAATATGCGGGAAAACGCATTAATCAAAGCATAGATGCCCCCAAGGCGATCATGACTCTTTGTGCTGCTTTTGCAACCGGAGTTGGATTATATCTGCTTATTAAGAGCGTTTGGAGCGCCACAACTGCGCTTGTACCTCAAGCGTTTGAAGGATCGTATGGTCAAACCCCACCGCCAGATGATACACAACGTATCGTCCGATCTTATGAAGACAAATATGCTTGCAATTCTGCTGATTTATCACAGTCTTCGCTTTCGGCCAAAGGTCGTCCAAAAGACACCATTGTCAAACATATCAAACGCGCTATGGTGGTTTTTGATACCAACCATGGAAAGGTCCGGCGCAATTGCGCCTTCAATTACAAATCTGATTTGTATGTCGTAAACAATCATGGAATACCTCCTGTTGACTATTTTTTACTTAACGTCATCAGTGATGAAGCCTGTGGGCTTTCTAGCGGTTCCCGTGATATTCAGGTCGATCCCTCTATGATTCTTCGAATTCCTGAGAAAGATCTTGCCTTTATACGTTTGCGGTGTCGACCGCCCGGAACTGATCTATCTGAGTACTTTGTTATGAAATCATACATTGGAAAAGTAGACGGTGCCCTTTATGGGAGAAGAGCGACTGGCTATGAATTTACAAATCCCGTCAAGAATATCGACATCTCGTACTCCAAATGGCCTACGCACGATGTCTTTGCTGAGACAGATACCTGGAAAGGTCGTCCAGAAGTATTGACGGAGAAAGGTGATTGTGGTGCTGTGTTGTTTTCGCAGACAAACGGTATCCCTCTGATCTTGGGCATACATGTCCTCGGTTATGGTACTGAATGTGAATCGATTCGCATTAATCGTGAGTTGTTGACTCGTGTGGAAGAACAGTTTCCTGCGGCTAAAATAAGTCGTGGGAAAGTGGAAGTATCCGCACCTTCTGCACCCCAGGTTTTGGAAGGATTGAATGTTCAGAGCATTGCTCGTGAGATGAAATCCGGAACCTGTAATGTGCTCGGTTCGTTGCAAAATTATGCGCGTCCAAGAAATAGGTCGAATGTAATCCCCACCTTGATACGGGATTCGATGGTTAAGCGTGGTTACCCAGAAGAAAAAACCGCGCCCGAGTTCGGAAAGGGACTTTGGCGGCATGCATGGAATGACATGACACAACCCGTGACTATGATAAAACAAGAAACCCTTGACACTTGTGTTGACCAATTTTGGGATGATATACAAGATGCCAAGCTGGATTATAAAAAAACAGTTATGGTGTATGATGACAAAACAGCCATCAATGGTGCTGCTGGAGTACTGTACTGCGACAAGATGAATAGAAAGTCGAGTATGGGATTCCCGTGGAGGAAATCTAAAAAGCATTTTATGCAACCTGTGGAAAGTAACCCAGGCGAAGATTTGATGACCTTCACTCCCGAAGTAATGGATATGGCGAAAGAGATTATTGCGACTTATCATCGCGGTGAAAGAGCTCACGCTATTTTTAGCGGTTGTCCAAAAGACGAGCCCATATCCCATGCCAAAGCAGAAGCTAAAAAAGTGCGTCTCTTTACGATGGCGAATGCAGCTTGGACACTAGTTGTTCGAAAGTATTTGTTATCTGTTATTGTTTTGATGCAGAAAAATCGCTTTTTGTTTGAGGCGGGACCAGGAATTGTTGCACAATCTTTAGAATGGCACGAGTTAATGAATTTTCTGACCAAATTTGGAAGGAAGAGAATCGTTGCTGGTGACTATGCCAAGTTTGATAAACGCATGCCTGCCACTGCTATTTTGGCTGCTTTCGAGATTATTTTGCGAATCTGTAAGGCCGCTGGCTACTCGGAAGAAGACCTCGCTGTTGTGCGAGGCATCGCTTATGATACGGCGTTTCCAACTGTGAACATGAACGGTGATGTTGTGGAATTCTTTGGGAGTAATCCCTCAGGACACCCTCTCACTGTTATAATTAACAGTCTTGTCAACTCAATCTATATGCGCTATTGTTTCTTTACTCTCCGCGAGGAGTATATGACTCAAAAATGGAGCAGTTGTCATTTTGACAATGCACTCGGAAAGTGGCATACTGGAAGTGAGTGGTCCTATGTTAAGGATCGAGAAGAGTTTGTTTACCTTATTACCTTAAGGTTTAAGGATGCTGTCGCCTTAATGACATATGGCGACGATAATGCTATGAGCATCTCTGAGAAATGTCCATGGTTCAATCATTCATCCATTCAACGCTGTTTAGCAATGATTGGAATTGATTACACTATGGCTGACAAGGAATCGGAATCTGTACCTTATATTGATTTTGAACAATGCAGTTTTTTGAAAAGAACCTGGCGCTATGACGGCGACTTGGGAGTGTATGTGGCACCTTTAGATCCAACTTCAATTGCGAAGATGGTGACAATTTGTACCGCTAAAAATAACATATCCCCGTCGGCTCATGCGGCAGAAGTAATTTCGACTGCAGTCCGTGAATATTTCTTTTATGGACGTGAAATTTTCGAAGAAAAGGTGGCGATGTTTAAGGACGTCGTGTCCGAAAATGATTTGGAACTTTATGTAAGCGAATCAACTTTCCCCACGTATGAATCACTTGTTGAATCTTTTTGGTATTCATCTCAACATGTAAATGTTGATGGAATCAATGTGGATGAGAAATTGAAAGCCGCTAGAGGGCTTTCCGCTTAGGATCGTTAGTTTCTCCCATGGTGGCGGGTTAGGACACCAATATGGAGTAGTTCTCCCTAAAAACTCCCATTCGGATGGGTTAAGGCCGGTGAGTAAACACAAAGAAAATCCTGAGACAACAGCTAACCCTTGCTAGGGCTGATCCCCCAACACATTGTACAAAAATGATTTCTTGCAAACATGCAGACCAGCGACAGGGCAGATTGTCGCAAAGCAGTTCGGGACGGCTAGACATCCCGACGAATGTACATCGTCAAAGTACGCCAGTTTCAGTTGCTGGCTTGGTTTCAGCTGTAAGTTCGGATTCTCGACTCTCGAGTCCATCAATCGACGAGTGGCAACCCTACTCTCCGGTCCTCGAACCGCGCGAGTATGCAAGAATGCAACGTCGAAGGACTTCTGCACTCGAAGATCCAACACCCCCTATCGTTAATGATTGTAAGTGTCAATGCGAAGTTCAGGCTGATGTAGTGGAACCTAATACGGCCGCTACTATGTATGACTTACAACAGCAGACTACACATTTTTCAGACATGAATCCTGGCGAGCGCACAGAGATAGCCGCTATGGATTATGATGACGCATCATTTGATCAAACTCAAAATATTGATCTTGTTGGCTTTTTGTCCCGACCTGTCCGTATTCTGAATTTCACGTGGAATGAGAGCGATGCCGTGGGAACAACTCACACTGTGAGCCCATGGAACGCATTCTTCACTGATCCTCGGATTCAGTACAAGTTGAACAATTTTGCCTTCATTCGTTGTACGTTAAAGGTTAAAGTATTGATCAATTCGTCGCCGTTCTATTATGGCGCAATGATGATGTCGTATCAGCCCTTACCGACGCTGACACCAACGACCATCACAAACGATACAGGTACTCGTTACCTAATCCCCTATTCCCAAAGACCGCATATTTGGATTAATCCTCAAGATAATGCAGCTGGTGAAATGACCCTCCCATTTTTCTATCAACAGAATTTTATTAATGCGCAATCGGCGCAAAATATGACAGATATGGGACAATTGACATTTCTTAACTATACAACCCTCCAGTCGGCCAATGGAGTCTCTGGCACGGGTGTGAACGTTGCAGTTTACGCCTGGGCGGAGAACGTCAAGTTGTCCGGCCCTTCGGTCGGCATTGCGACGCAATCCGAGGAGTTTGAAGTCCAGTCTGATGAGTATGGAAATGGCGTGGTTTCCGCGCCCGCATCCGCGATTGCAGCCGGTGCGTCCTACTTTGAGAGCATTCCAATTATTGGGAGATTTGCAACAGCGACAAGGATAGGTGCTTCTGCAATCGCCTCTATTGCTAGTATGTTTGGTTTTACCAACGTGCCTGTGATAAGTGATACAGAACCCTTGAGACCTGAAGCTTTCCCCAAAATGTCTTCTTCTGAGATTGGTTTTCCAGTTGAAAAGCTCACACTGGATCCGAAAAACGAATTAACGGTTGATCCGACGACGTTAGGTTTAAACCCAACGGATGAATTGGCTATACCCCATCTCGTGCAACGTGAATCCTATTTGACTAGCACCAACTGGACAACAGCACAAACTGCTGATACGATCTTATTTACGAGTCTAGTAAATCCCCATATGTTTGATACTGATGGGGCGACAAATTCGAAGATTTACATGACACCGCCTTGCTGGGTTTCGGCATTGTTCGAACACTGGCGAGGTGATATCATTTTTAAATTCAAAGTTGTTGCTTCAAAATTTCATCGTGGGCGGTTGAAGATCTCGTTTGATCCCTCTGGGCAGTCTACTCAAAATATCGTACTAATACCGACTACCACTAACGTCGTGATGACCTCGATCATTGATCTTGGTGACAGTAACGAAATTGAATTTCGAGTGCCCTATCAACAGGCTATTACCTATCTTTTGAAGCGCCAGAATTTTACATCTGGCGATGTGGTTTGGAATACCACAACCAGCCCCTCCTTCTCCTATAATCCGAACTTCGATAATGGAACCATTTGTGTGCGCGTTTTAACTGCACTCACTGCTCCCGTGGCTGCTGCCCCGGTTAGCATTCTAGTCTCCGTGCGCGGTGCCGAGAATTTGGAATTTGGAAATCCTTGTGAACCTCCTCATTTCTCCATGTTCGCTGTTCAATCAGAGGAATTTCCTGATCAGAAGGAAGAAAATCACCATATTTTGGGTACTGGTGTTAGTGGAAGAACTTCGCAAAAGAATTTGTTACACTTCGGTGAAACAATTTGTTCATTGCGTCAATTGTTGAGACGTTCGACCTTGGTTTCGACCTCGGCCTTGCCTTTTGACACCACACACGATTTTGTCTTGTGGAAAAAAGTTTTTACAAAAATACCAGGGTTTTTCGGATTTGATCCGAATGGGATAAATTCGGCCAAGGGCCTTGTTGTTACTACAAGTAATTTCCCATTTAACTATTCCCAGACCCATCCGCTCACCTGGCTTTTGCCAGCGTTTGTAGCGTATCGAGGGTCTACAATATGGTCCTTCAATACAGTTGGGGCTACTCAAATCGGCCATGTTCGCGTTTTTCGCGATAATGCCGTTCTCTATAACGTTGGAGAGTCTGCGCAGACACAAGCCAAATCGACGTCTTCGTCGACGGCAGCGTTCTTCTATAATAATACTGTAGGAGGCGCGACCGGGCAAGCTGTAACAAATCAGCAAACAAACGCAGGCATAAACGTTCTTTGTCCAAATTATGCAGGCTATCGTCTTCAGAGCACAAACCCAGTTTATGCTACGGCACCTTCCGCAAATGATGGGTCACTTCACGATCAATTCGTGTATGAGACTCTCACTAACGGTATTACTGCCCCGAACCCAAATGCGATCACAGTATGGTCCTACTGCGGCATTGGTACAGATTTTAATATGTACTTTTTCCTCAATGTACCTACGCTGTGGGCGTATACGACGACGCCGACGCCTAATTAGGCGTCTGGACCGGGTGTTAGAAAGCAGCCCGCCGATGAAATTTTGATCGAAACCGAGATCTTAATGGAGGAATATAGCTACTCACAGGAGGTGGAATACCTTCCCTTAGAGCCAACTAAGGATAAATATTTGGTTAATAAAACAGTAGGCGTTGACTACGGCCCTTAGCATTTAATTGCTTTGGATCAGTATTCCGTAGAGACAGTCGGCACGGTCGGCACTGTTTTTTCCTCTTGGAGAAAGGGGTTTTTGTAAAACCGTGGGGACGTTAAGTTCGCTTTGCAGTTGGAATTTCAGCATGGGCTTAACGGCCCCTGCGATCCTCCTGCTTTTGCCGGGGGTTTCAAAACTGTGAACTTATTCTTCCCCACGAGTATTACACGGATGGATGACTCTGGCGGTCGCGCAATAAAAGGTGCGATCAGCCAAAAGAAAGACGCCGAAAGGCGGGACAAAATGAGAATCCAAACCGGGAAGACCACGAAGGCGAGGCAAG